CATCGCATCACCGACTTCAATAACATAAAAGCCAGTTCCATCGGTTCTCCTGCGGTTTTCTGATTCATAATCATCTGCTGTACCTCAGGAGAGAGACTTTCAACGTACTGGTCCACAGCACTTTGTGTAGAACCTTGTGACATTATGTCGGAAGCGTCTGGGGTCACGCTGGTGGTTGGTGCACTGGGATTGAACATGTTGGGCTGTATTCCTTTCTGACCCCGTATCGCTTGGTTGCCTCCACCCATTGGTGTGCCGTACACTCCCAGTTGGAAGTTCTGCGGTACATTGAACTCCGTATCTTGGAAATTGGGTTGTGGTGGCCCTAGTGTCCTATTGGCTTGCTCAAGAGACATTTGAGGAGATGCTGGGGGAGTGACTCCCACTTGACCTAGAATCTGATTCGCTTGGTCTGCACCCATGGTCTGCGTAGGACCTTGATAGACTGGTTGTCCATACACCTCTCCGGGTTGAGTGGGCACTGGTGCGGGGTTGCCATAACCCGGCATCACAGTTCCGACTGGTAATTGATTCTCTTTCTTCTGACCTGCATTGAATGCATCTACCTGTGCTGTATTCTGTCTTGAAAGATTACCCATAGCGGTCTGCTGTGCGTCAACTGGGGTGAACATCGTGGGGTCGAATGTCGGTTGGACTTGGGTGTATGTCCTCTCACCCTGCTCGTTGAAGCCCCTGACTCCACTGCTTTGAGGCGCTGCACCTTGAGAGTAGTCAGAGCGAG